AAATTCGCCCAGAACGCAATGAACGCCTTGTCACTCTCGATATCGACTACATGCGCGCCGACGAGGGAGACGATACTGTCGAGAAGCAGCGCATCGCCAATGTAAAACAAACGCTTCGCGATCTACCGTCGACTATTCAGCCTGACCTCGATGCGATTGACCAGCCTGAAGAACTAGAAGCCTACGAGCCAACTTGGCCCACGTAACCATAATGAGGAGAATTAATAAATGAGCACAGTAAGAGGAGACACAGTATCTGAATATACATCGGCAAACGGTGTTACTATCGATGGTGTTAGTATTAAAGATAGTAAAATTGCAACAGCAAATTCTATCGATAGTGATACCTATGTAGATGGCTCAATAGATACTGTGCATATAGCAGATGATCAAATTACTCTAGCAAAGATGGCTGGTGGAACAGATGGTAATGTTATTAGTTATGATGCTTCTGGCGATCCAGTAGCAATAGCAACAGGTTCAGATGGACAAGTTTTAACATCAACAGGAGCTGGATCACCTCCAGCTTTTGAAGCGGCAGCAGGGGGTGCTTGGACTTTTATCAAATCACAAACTGCTAGCAGTAGTGCTTCTATTGACTTTGTAAATGGAAGTTCAGATGTAGTTTTTGATAGCACATATATTGCATATCAATTGGTAGTATGTTTTCTAACACCTGCTACAAACGATGCAAAAATTAGACTATTGTTTAGTACTGATGCAGGTTCAAATTATCTTACTTCAGGTTATGCTAGTAGACTGATATTTAATTATGGTTCTATTGCTGTAGAAAGTGCAACTGCTGAAGCTATGTACCTAGATGCTCCCGGAGATCAAACTGGAGAGCAATGTAATGTTATAGTTAATTTTTTTAAACCTTCACAAACCGCAGGTTATTCGCACATTACATATCAAGGTTCGTATGTAAATCATTCAGCACAATCCGTGTGCTTTAGTGGTAATGGTGTATATGCAAGTACAGGCGATATTGATGCTTTCAGAATAATTATGAGCACTGGAAATATTGCTTCAGGTGATTTTAAACTATACGGACTGGCAACGAGTTAATTATGGCTAGACATAGAATGATAAACGGAAATAAAGTCTGGTTCACAGCAGAAGAAGAAACAGCAAGAGATGCAGAAGAGGCGGCTTGGGCAGTTGGAGCTTTTGATAGAGCCATGGTGAAGTTAAGAAGGGAAAGAAATATGCTTTTAGTTGAAACAGATTTTTATGCTTTGTCAGATATAACAATGTCTGATGACATGACAGCTTACAGGCAAGCGTTAAGAGACTTGCCAGCAGGTTTATCGACTGTTGATAATGTTAATAACGTTACATATCCAACTAAACCTTAATAATATTGCAGGGTAGTCTTTTTAACAGTATAAAGGTTTTATGCTACAAAAAGTAAAATTTTTACCAGGATTCAATAAACAAGTCACACCGACTGGCGGAGAAAACCAGTGGCAAGGCGGTGACTACGTTCGTTTTCGTTACGGTACCCCTGAAAAAATGGGAGGCTGGGCGCAGCTTGGAGATAATGTACTTACAGGAAGAAATACAGCACTTCATCATTTCGTTAATGCCAGTGGTATCAAGTACGCTGCTTTAGGAACCAATCGAATTTTATACGTCTATTCTGGAGGAGCGTTTTATGATATACATCCTCTTAAAAGTACTACGACTTTAACGAATGCTTTTTCATCAACCAATGGTGATGCCACAGTCACGATTACGTTTGCAAGTTCTCATAGTATTACTAAAGGTGATATTATTAAGTGTGATAGTTTTACTTCTATCACCGATTCTGATTTTGGTTCTAGCGATTTTAATGATAAGAATTTTCAGGTCGCGACCGTCCCAAGCAACACAACAATTACCGTCGAGATGCCTTCAAGCGAAAGTGGATCGGGAGCCGATACATCCGGAGGCATAAAAGTTTATCATTATTATAAAGTTGGTCCGGCACTTGAAGCGTCAGCAGCCGGCTGGGGACTTGGACAGTGGGGTGGTACAGTTTCAGGAGAAGTTCAAGATACACTAGATGGTGCTATTAATTCATCTACTACCAGTATAACACTGGATAGTTCAGACGCTTTTCCTTCTACAGGAGTTTTATTAATCGACAGTGAACGTATTTCCTATTCCGCTAATGCTACTGGTACAGAGATTATATCCAGTGCAACTCGAGGAGCCGACAATACCACAGCTGCTTCCCACTCGGATGGAGCAACGGTAAAAGATGCAACCGACTACACTAAATGGGGCGCTTCGCAAACCGGTGACGTTATTACAGCGCCAGGTTTATGGCATTTGGATAATTACGGCAATAAGCTGATTGCAACCATTACCGATGGTGCAACATTTGAATGGGATTCCGATGCAGCCGGGGCGACAGCGACACGGGCAACCGCTGTAACGAGCGCACCCACAGCATCAAGACTAACTTTAGTTTCTACACCCGATCGGCACTTAGTGTTTTTTGGCACAGAGACCACGATTGGTACGACATCAACACAGGATGACATGTATATCCGTTGGTCGGACCAGGAAGATATTAATACTTATACACCGACAGCAACCAATACTGCAGGCACACAAAGAATTGCAGACGGTACAAGAATTGTTGGAGCGATCAGAGGACGTGACGCCATTTATATCTGGACAGATAATGCAATGTTTATTATGCGATTCGTTGGTGCTCCTTTTACTTTTTCCTTCCAACAGGTGGGAACGGGGTGCGGACTCATCGGTAAAAATGCAGCCGTCGAAGTGGATGGTTCAGCTTATTGGATGTCAGACAATGGTTTTTTTAGATATACCGGTAAACTGGAATCACTAGCATGTCTCGTGGAAGATTATGTTTTTGATGATTTGAATACCATTCCAAGAAATCATATCAATGCCGGACTGAATAATCTATTCGGCGAAGTGACTTGGTTCTATGCATCAAGTGGTGCAACATCCATTGATCGAGCGGTGACTTATAATTATATGGACTCTACTGCAGAAAGACCAGTATGGACAACAAGCTCCCTAGATAGAACTGCCTGGGAAGATTCAGCTGTATTCGGAAAACCCCATGCAACTTACTATGATCCCGATTCAACAGGCGATTCAACGGTAGGCAATACCGATGGCGCGACAACTTACTATGAACACGAAACAGGAGTTAACCAGGTGAAAGCAGGAACTACATCTGCTATTGCCGCGAACATTGAAAGCGGAGATTTTGATTTAGACCAACAAAGAGGACTAGGAGGAGACGGAGAATTTATGTTAAAGGTTAGAAGAATCATTCCTGACTTTTTACAACAAACAGGAACAGCTATTGTGACTTTGAACTTGAGAGATTTTCCAAATCAATCTTCGAGCGGTTCTTCTCTTGGACCTTTTGATGTAACGACAAGTACGACGAAAATAGATACACGTGCAAGGGGGCGAGCGGCTGCACTGAAGATTTCTAATACAGCTCAAGGAAGTCACTGGAAACTGGGAACGTTTAAGTTAGACATACAACCGGATGGAAGAAGATAATGATAGATAAAGGATTAGAACGTAGACCAAGAGATATTTTAGTAAGTAAAAGACCTGATGGTAAAAGACCAGGTTATGGAAGATGGGACGATCCAGGTATGTCACCAGGAACTTCTCCGTCAGGCGGTGGTAGAGGTGGACCTCCAGGAGGTGGAGATCCAGGAATGACTTACTCGGCACCACCAGTAGCTTATAGTCCACCACCGGTGACTACAGCAAAAGCACCTCCTAGTATATTATCTAAACCATTAAATGTTGTATATACACCACCTGAAAAAGACGTGATGCCAATAATACCCACTACTAAAAGACCAACAGAAATGTTGGACATCGCAGGAGACATTAAAGCACAAGAAAAATTACAAGAGGACATTCGAGAATCACAAAGAACCGGAGCTTACGCAGAAGAATTAGGACTACCCCTTAAAACAATCCCAGGACCTTTAGAACAATTTCTGCCAAAACCAAAGCTTAAAGAGATAGTAGATCTAGGAGACGATGCAAAAACACGTCAAGTTCAATTCATACAGAAACAAGCTGATTTATCTTGGCAAAATAAAACTACAACGGAAAAAGAAGAACAGCAGGAAAAATGGGATGCTGCAGAATCAAAAATAAAATTACAAAAAGGAGGAGGCTTTTGGAAGTCTCTAGGGAATATAGCTTTGGCTATGGTTCTTCCAGCGTTGCTGCCTGCCAAATTAGCACAAGGATATAATCTATATAAGACAGCTAAGAACGCTTCTGCTTGGGCTAAAAAACTTGGACTTACCGATACAGATGTAATGCAATTTGTTAAACAGAATATTTTTAAGGGAGTAGATATACAAAAAGCAATTGCTGGCAGAGAAACTGAATTTGCTAAAACCGCTGCAAAATTCTCTGGTCAAACAGATCGAGATGATCGAGTTGATAAAGAAGGTGCAACAGTACAACTTGCTAAAGATGTAGAACCTACTGGTCAAATAACAAATGAAGAAAGACAAAAATATAGAAGCCAACTTGACTATATGCAAGGTATATTGCAGTCAGGTTATTATACAAATAGACAAGGCGAAACTATACAATTGACTGATGATCACAGAAGACAACTTTCAGATCATATGAATAAAATCAATACATATTTAAATCCAACGACACAAGGTGCAGCTCACGGCGGGAGTATTGACAGTCCTCTAACAGGAAGAAGCAGGTATATCTAATGGCAAGAATTGTACAATCACTCACGCAACCTTTAGATAAATACGATCAACAGATACAATTATCCTTCGTTAGGGATGTCGACAGTATCGTACAGAAATTGAATACGACTTTTCAACAGGATTTAAAAGA